TTAATCAAATATGCTCATAGCTTGATGTTTTTTATCAGTATATAAATGAGAGTACGTTTGAATTGTTTCTGTAATGTTAGAGTGCCTCATTAATTCCATTAATAAATACATATCTACACCATTATTAATTAAATAGCTAGCGTACGAGTGTCTTAAATGGTGTATTTTTAGATTCGGGAATATAGATTTAAAATGATACGAATAAGTAATGTATCTAATAGGTTCTAAACCCCCGAATATAAAATAGTTTTCGTCAAAATATTTATATCTTTTAGAAGATTCATTATACATGTTTTTAAGCATCTCTCTAACTAATTTTGGTACAGGTATTATCCCTTTAGAACTTTCTTTTTTTAGATTATATTCAATTTCTCTATTACTTAAATTGATTTTCTTATTTACGTCAATTTCGCCTTTTATTTTATCGTAATCTTTCCACTGCAAAGCTAAAGCTTCGCCTATTCTAAGACCAGAATAAAATAACAGTTTAGTTAGCTGACGAGAAGTATCGTTTGTGATTTGTTCTACTTTTTCATCAAATTCTTCACGAGTGATAAATTTAGCTTGTGGTTTTGTTCTGGGAATAGGAGTTACCGATAATGTGGGGTCGTATAAGAGCTTGTAATGCTTTTTTGCGTAATTGATAACTGCTTTAAAACCTGCCCACACAGATCGTGCATAGCCAACAGAAAGACCTGCATCGTTTAACAAATAATTCCTGAAAGCAGTACATTGCGTAGTAGTGATTTTGCCAATAGGGATATTTCCGAACCTTTCTTTTATGTGAGTATTATATTCTGTAGTTCGCTTTTCTATTGAGCGTGCAGAAAGATTTTTATTTTTTAAACGATCAAAAAATATATATTCAAAGGGTTGATTGTCCGAGTATCCATATTTAACATTTTGTATAAATTCGCTTTCAGCTAGTTTGGCATCTTTCTTACGTTCAAACCCACGCTTCATTTTTCGTTTGTTATTACCGTATACATCTTTATATCTAATAGAAAAATACCATTTACCTGTATTATCATCCTTATATACTGGCATTTTGCTTCTCCCTCCTCAAAATTGGCAAAAAATAATAAGGGTAGGCGGGCTACCCGTGAAAAATCCTTGAAATGATTGTCAACGTAATTTATAATAAAAGTAAGATAACTCGAGAAGGATTAGCTCTGGGTCCCCGAATGGGGGTAGGCGAAAGCTGAGAATTCCTATGACCCTGGGGTTATCTTTTTTTATTTGCCTTTTTTATATTATTTATTATATTTGGGTCATGTTTAATTTCTTTAACTATGAAATCCACAATTTGTTGAGAATATCTAGTGACATTTGCGAAATGATAAGAATATTTGTCGTCATTTTTCAAATTGTAGAATTTTATAATTAAACTCAAAGTATAGTTATTAAATTCATTTTTTCCATCTTTTTTATCAAAGTAGTTAAACTCTAAATTTTTAGCTTTTAACTGTTTGTTGATACCTTGTATCACATTATTAAAACTCAATGTGTACTTATCGTTAGGGTCTTTTAACTCTCTTAATATTTTAGCGTCATTTTCCGAATCACTTGAAACATTTACAGAAAAATCAGCGTTTTTTGGATTTTTAGTAATAATTATAGTGTTTTGCAAAGGAATTACTAAAGAGTTAGAATTATTTGTTTCTTGTGTAACTGCTAAATCATTTTTTTGAGTTATTAATTTTTCGGCAATGACTGGCGAATACTTCCCGCGTATTTCATCATTGTTTAATATATCCATGTTTACAGATAAACTTAAAAAGTTTTGCGGGATTTTACGAGTTATATCTATATTATGGAATTTTTGTAGTTGTTCTGAAAAATTTAAAATATTAGCTTGGAAAAAAGGAGCATAAACTGTTTCATAATCCTCTGTAACCAAATGAGTGCTTATATTCCTCAAATCTATAATCTTTTCTAGATTAATTCTCAATGGTTGATTTTTATCAGTATAGACATTTTTTATTACATCAGACAAGTTCAATGTACGGTTTGGATTGTCTGAATAGTATATAGATGTACCATCTTTTAATAATTTAGCTTTCAACATTAATTCCCAAGCATTACATATAAAGAACGAAAATCCTTCTATCCTATATTTAATAGTAGGTTTATTATACAATTCTAATCCCATAATAAATGCTTCTTGGCATTTGATTAATAAACGTTCTTTTAGATTTTCTCTTTCCATCCCTCATCCTCCTCGCGCCACACAGGCGCTGTTAATCACATTTTAGTTCTATCAGTGATTTTAGACTCCACAACTCTTTGACGTGACTCTTTAGCTTCTCGAATCATATCTTTAAATTCTTGACTGTCTATAAAAGCTTTGGCTTCTTCTATTTGTTCTTGAGTAAGCTCTTTGCCACCAGTATTGATGTGTAAGTGTTCAATTTCTTTATAAGAACTCATTTTTTCGACTCCTGTTCTTCAAGTTCACTTTTAGTTATAGGTAAACCATTATTCAACCTATAAGTCAGTTCTTCTTCTGTATAAAAGGGGATTTCAACCATTTCCCACTCTTCAATGTTAATGTCAACTTCTTTTAAATTCATTTTACTACCTCCTATAAAATAACTTTTCCAACTAATCTCACACTTTCATTTCTATAAAAGTGAAGGTCGCGGTATTCTTTGTTCAATGAGACTAAAGTCAATCTGTCATCCTCAACGAAGACTTTCTTAACATAAGCCTCTTCTTCGATGATGAATATACCTATTTGCCCATTCTTTATATTATGAGTTTTCTCCACAAATATGATTTCGCCATCTTTAAACATAGGCTCCATAGAATCGCCATTAACTTTTAATGCTAAATCATGTGGAGGAACAGGGGCTTTAACCATTTCAGTGAATAGCGTTTCATCGTGCAGTCGTTCTCCTACACCAGCGGAGACACATCCATTGACATTAACTGGAGTTTTATCTTGTTTATATGAATTAATATCTACAACGTTATCTCCTTTAGAGTTTTGTTCATCTAACTGACTATTTGCGTAGTTTAGTACGTTTTCTTGTCGTGGAGGTGTGAGTTTGTTGTATATGGAAGTGATGTCGTTATCGTCTTTGTATGTAGTATTTGATTCACTATACAAATCATTAATCTTCACATTGAAGTACTCAGCCAAAATTTTGGCAGTTGATAATCGAGGTTCTTCCTTTTCATTTTCCCATTTTGATATCTTGCCTTTCGTTAATTTCATTAAGTCGGGATATTTATTATTAAGATCAGTTGCTAATTGTTCCATAGTCATATTTTTATTTTTTCTTAGCTTCTTTAAACCTTCACCAATACCCATACGAAACCCTCCTTATATAAGATAATTTCATTATAAAAGTTTCGAAAACGAAACGCAAGGAAAATATTATTGCAAAAGTTGTTGACATCGAAACTTTTATGATGTATTCTTAAATCAAGTTGTTACAAACGAAACAAAAGGAGGGGGTTCAATGACAACTAGTGTAGCAGATAAACCATACTTAAAAATAAAAAGCTTGATTGCACTTAAAGGAACTAACCAAAAAGAAGTTGCTAAAGCAATCGGAATGAGTAGAAGTTTATTGAGTATAAAGATAAATCGAATTAATGGCAGAGATTTTACAACTTCAGAAGCTAAAAAATTAGCAGATCATTTAAATGTTAAAGTTGATGATTTTTTTTAAACTTTAAGTTTCGAAAGTGACAACTAAATAAAAATAGAAGAGTTGAAAGATGATTTCGAATAAAGGAGGAACAACAAATGTTACAAAAATTTAGAATTGCGAAAGAAAAAAATAAATTAAAACTCAAATTACTCAAGCATGCTAGTTACTGTTTAGAAAGAAACAACAACCCTGAACTGTTGCGAGCAGTTGCAGAGTTGTTGAAAAAGGTTAGCTAAATTCAACGGTAAGGATTTGCCCTGCCTCCACACTTAGAGTTTGAGATCCAACAAACACATAAGTTTTAGTAGGGTCTAGAAAAAATGTTTCGATTTCCTCTTTTGTAACAGTTTCAATTCCTTCATATCCTGGAAAAACAATTTTCTTTAAATCCGAAACATGTTTTTTTGAACCATCCTTTAAAGTAACTAGAAGTTTCATACTTATCACCTCCTTAGGTTGATAACAACATTATACACGAAAGGAGCATAAACATTATGCAAGAATTACAAACATTTAATTTTGAAGAATTACCAGTAAGGACATTAGAGGTTGACGGCGAACCATATTTTATAGGAAAAGATGTTGCTGACATTTTAGGTTACGCAAACGGACGAGATGCTTTGTCAAAACATGTTGATGCAGAAGATAAGCTGACGTCGCAAATCGCGACGGCAGGTCAAAACAGAAATGTAACGATCATCAACGAATCAGGATTATACAGTTTAATCTTTTCTAGCAAATTAGAAAATGCGAAACGATTTAAACGCTGGGTAACTTCGGAAGTTTTACCAACGTTAAGAAAAACTGGTGCTTACCAAGTACCTAGCGACCCAATGCAAGCATTGAGATTAATGTTTGAAGCTACAGAACAAACAAAACAAGAAATTAAAAACGTAAAAGATGATGTTATCGATTTGAAAGAAAATCAAAAACTGGATGCGGGAGATTACAATTTCTTAACTAGAACTATCAATCAAAGAGTAGCTCACATACAAAGGCTACATGCGATAACAAATCAAAAACAACGTAGCGAATTATTCAGGGATATTAATTCAGAAGTTAAAAAGATGACTGGTGCGAGTTCAAGAACGAATGTAAGACAAAAACATTTCGACGATGTAATTGAAATGATTGCTAATTGGTTCCCGTCACAAGCTACTTTATACAGAATTAAGCAAATTGAAATGAAATTCGAAAACGAAATATAGGAGGAATTAAAAATGAACACACTATACAAAACAACCCTCCTCACCACAATGGCAGTTGTGACGTGGAAGGTTTGGAAGATTGAGAAGCACACTAGAAAACCTGTGATTAGTAGCAGGGCGTTGAGTGACTATCTAAACAACAAATCTTTAACCATACCGAAAGATGCTGAAAATTCTACTGAATCTGCTCGTCGCCTTTTGAAGTTCGCCGAACAAACTATTAGCAAATAACAACATTATACAAGAAAGGAGTGCTAAAAATGCCCAAAATCATAACACCACCAACGCCAGAAAACACATATCGAGGCGAAGAAAAATTTGTGAAAAAGTTATACGCAACACCTACACAAATCCATCGATTATTTGGAGTAAGTAGAAGTACAGTATACAACTGGTTGAAATATTACCGTGAAGATAATTTAGGTGTGCAAAATTTATACATTGATTATTCAGCAACGGGCATATTGATTAATATTTCTAAATTAGAAGAGTATTTGATTAGAAAGCATAAAAAATGGTGTTAGGAGGAACAACAAATGAACACACTATACAAAACAACCCTCCTCATCACAATGGCAGTTGTGACGTGGAAGGTTATAAAGGCAGAAAAAAACGATATGCACTCACATTATTCTTCTATCGTTTCATCTTCTCGTTTAGAAAAACTTTTAGCAAATTCAAGAGACTTTAGATACTCATAAAAATAAGACTCACGTCTATTTTCGAGATATTCTTTGAATTCATCATCTGTATCAAAGTCTTCAAGCTTCAATGCATGTGGCAAGGTTTGGATATATGCAGCGGCAAATTCAGATGGCTTATATTTCATTCCTTCAAACATACTTATCACCTCCTTTCACTAGGAGATAACTAAATTATACACGAAAGGAATGGTAGAAATGCCACCACACATTCAACAAATGTTATACGAAATCCAGTTAAAAGCTGGTATACCTCAAAAACTGATGGAAATGCAAGGGTTGATAAACGATGAAACAACCAAAGAGGAGAAAAAAGAAAATGAGCAACATTTATAAAAGCTACCTAATAGCAGTGCTATGTTTCACAGTCTTAGCGATTTGTTTAATGCCGTTTCTATACTTCACTACAGCATGGTCAATTGCAGGATTCGCAAGCATAGTGACATTCATATTTTATAAGGAATACTTTTATGGGGTGGATGATTAAATGACTTGGTTTGAAGAATACGTTAAACCTAGTGTGGAATGGGAAAGAAAGGCAGAACAAGCTGTTTTAAGTGATGATGAAGTTAAAACGATCACTGAATATAGAAAGAAGTACAACAACCCGCATATTTACATGTCGGCTCAGAACAGAAATTATCTTGTTGAATATTTAGATAGACATACTGGAGACATAGTATTACACAATTTAAAACTTAAGAAATCATCCAGAAGAAGAGTGCATCAATATTTAATGGTCGGCCAAATAGTAGTGCCGGGCGAACCAAAAGGCACAATTTATGAAGCATCTCTGATAATAAGATAAAAAAACTGCTACTTGCGCCAACAAGTAACAGAGACAAACGATTAGCAAAATTAATTCACGTTCAATATAAAACGAAAAACGGAGGAAGTCAAGATGTATTACGAAATAGGCGATGTATGTCAGAAGGTAATTAATGTAGACGGATTTGATTTTAAATTAGCAGTTAAGAAGAAGGACCACAGCATTCTGGTGAATATCTTAGATTTAGAAGATAAGTTTATCGACGGCATAAACATAACTAATGAGAACGATCTATACACAGCATTAGACATATTAAATCAATCTATTTACGAATGGATTGAAGAAAACGCAGATGATTATGACAGACTAATTAACTTAGTCATGAAATGGTAGGTGCGATATGAAACCACATAAATTTAAACGAATGGCAATTGACTTAATAGAACGTGTACAAAGCACTTCTTATCAAGTTGATTATAAGTACAACGTTATATGGGTCTGGCACTACAGCGATGACTATTTAGGAAAAGTCGCATCAATAAATATGCACAACAATGTAGATGACGATAACACAATATTGGCTAGATACGAGAAAGCTAAAAAGATGCTAGCGGGGGAGGTGTTAAGCGATGGCTAATCTATATGAGTTATCAGAAGCATTTAAAGAGTTGTCTAATCAAGATGAATTAGACCAAACATTATTAAAAGACACATTAGATTCTATTCAAGCAGAAATGAATGTCAAAGTAGATAACATTGTCAATTGGAGACGTGAAACTTTAGGTGACATAGATGTCATAGATAAAGAGATTAAACGACTTCAAAATTTAAAAAAACAAAAACAAAATTTAACTGATCGTTTAAGAGATTACTTAAAAGAGATGTTAGAAACACAGGAAGTAGATAGTTACCGCACAGCTACTAATCATATTTACAAGCGCAAAAACGGGGCTAGTAAAAATATTATCGATGAAAAACTTATTCCAAAGGATTATTGGCTATCACAAGCCCCGAAACTTAATTCTAAGCAACTAATCGATGATTTGAAAGATGGGAAAGATATTCCTGGCGTTGAATTAAAGGTAACAGAAAGCCTGGTGATTAAGTGATGAATAAATCAGAAACAGTTGTAGAAATAAATAAAGCTATGGTTGCGTTTCGTAAAGAAGTAAAACAACCGCTCAAAGATAAAAATAATCCATTTTTCAAATCAAAATACGTACCTCTTGAGAACGTAGTAGAAGCCATTGACGAGGCGGCAACACCTCATGGACTGTCTTATACTCAATGGGCTTTGAACGATGTAGACGGGCGCGTGGGAGTCGCTACAATGCTTATGCATGAAAGCGGTGAATATATCGAGTATGATCCTGTATTTATGAATGCAGAAAAGAATACGCCACAAGGAGCAGGCTCGTTAATAAGTTATCTTAAACGTTATTCGCTATCTGCGATTTTCGGTATTACTAGTGACCAAGACGATGACGGAAATGAAGCAAGTGGAAAAAATAATAATCCAAAACAGCAAACTAGAACGCAATGGGCAAGTAGCGAAACTATAGGGATTTTAAGGAAAGAGGTTATAAGTTTCACTAAATTGATAAAGGGCACGGATAAAGAAGCTCCACAAAATATAGTAGAACAAAAATTCGACATAAATAACTATAAATTAACAGAAAAACAAGCAGCAGAAGCTATTCAAAAAATACGAAACAACGCAAAAACAATTACTGGAGGAAAACAATAATGTTAAACAGAACAGTATTAGTAGGACGCTTAACAAAAGATCCAGAATATAGAACAACGCCGAATGGTGTGAGTGTTACCACTTTCACTATCGCAGTTAACAGAACATTTACTAACGCTCAAGGAGAACGTGAGGCAGACTTTATTAACTGTGTAACTTTTAGAAAACAAGCAGAAAATGTAAATAATTATTTATCCAAAGGGTCATTGGCTGGCGTTGATGGACGTTTACAATCACGCAGTTATGAAAACAAAGTCGGGCAACGTGTGTTTGTTACAGAAGTAGTAGCGGACAGTGTTCAATTCTTAGAACCGAAGAATAGCAACCAACAACAAAATGACAATTATCAACAACAAGGACAAGCTCAAACTGGTAATAATCCGTTTGACAATACTGAAGAAGATTTTTCAGACCTCCCGTTCTGATTGGAATGATTAGATGCCAATAATTACTAGTTATATCACTCAAGTTGACGGTACAACAACAGTTGTCATCTCGGGTGTTGAATTAGGCAATAAAGAAACATTACTACTTGATAACGGTTTTGATGTGGAAGTCGATGTAAGCGTCATAGATCCGTTTCAAATTACTGGACAACAACGTAAGTTAATATTCGCACTATGTAACGATATAGAAGCTCATACAGGACAACCTCGAGATTATATGAGACAAATGTTCCAAGATTATGTGAAGTTCCTATATGGCTATGAAGAACGCATATCTTTATCAAATTGTTCTCGAACTATAGCCAAGCAAATTATAGAAGCGATGTTTGAGTGGATTTTTACAAATGCGATTCCATTAAATTATAAAACAAGCAAATTGATGAAAGAAGATAAAAATTATCTTTATTGGGCAACTGTTACGCGTCATTGCATTATATGCGGAAAGCCTCACGCTGACCTAGCACATTACGAAGCAGTAGGTAGAGGCATGAACAGAAATAAGATGAATCACTATGACAAACACGTATTAGCGTTATGTCGCGAACATCATAACCAGCAACATGCGATTGGCGTTAAGTCATTTGATGATAAATATCAATTGCATGACTCGTGGCTAAAAGTTGATGAGAGGCTCAACAAAATGTTGAAAGGAGGAGAATAATGGTTAAATCGATATTTTTACAAGATGGAGAAGAAATTTTAGTTGATGATGAAGATTACGAGAGAGTTAATCAGCATACTTGGCATAAAACTTTTAAAGATAATTACAGAATGATTGTGAATAGTGATAAAAAGCATTTACCTGATTTTATTCTAAAAAAAAGTTTCCAAAAAATAAAAAACAATGATTTCACAAAAAAAAATCTAACAACTGAAGGTAATAAAACAAGATGGAGCAAAGCGAAGTTTAACAATTCATCTAAATATAAAGGCGTTTCATGGGATAAAAAAAATAATAATTGGTATGCATGTATAGCTGTTGATAAAAAAACCAAAAACTTAGGTCACTTTGTTAATGAAGATGAAGCAGCAAAAGCTTACAACAATGCAGTTAATGAATATTGGGGTGGTGTTGGTTACCTTAATATAATTGGAGAAGATAATAGGCTGAAAAAAAGAAACTATAAAACAAACATAAAGCAATTGAAGAGGGGAACTGATAAAAACAATTTAAGAGGAATAAACAAAATAAAACATAGATATTATTCAAAAATATTTTATTCTGGCAACTATATAGCGTTAGGCGGATATGACGATTTAAACAAAGCGAGATTAGTCTATAACAAATGTTCGTTATACCTACATGGTTCTGACGCAATCCTTAATGATGTACCTATGACAGATGAACTTAAGGAATTCATATCTAACTGGGAAGTGCCGGACAAAATAAAAGCACTGAAAGGAGAAGACAATGGGAGAAGTATCGTGGATAAAACTTAAAGTTGGCATGTTTGATGACAGCAAAATCAAATATATCGAAGCTTTGCCGGAAAGGGATACAATTATAACTCTTTGGGTCAAGTTGCTAACTTTATCAGGAAAGTACAACGAACAAGGTTACATTATGCTATCCGAAAACTTGCCGTACAACGAAGAAATGTTAGCAAACGAATTTAATAGACCTATTAACTCAATAAGGTTAGCAATTCAAACTTTTGAGACATTGGGCATGATTGAAAAAGTTAATGGTGTCATAAAAGTGACAAACTGGGAGAAGCATCAAAGCTTAGATAGCAAAGCTAAGCATAAAGAAAAAAATAAATTGCGACAACAACGCTATCGTGAGAGACAGAAAAAGTTACTAGAAGCAAAAGATAACGTTACCGTAACGTTACGTAACGATACAGAAGAAGAAGAAGAAAAAGAAGAAGAATATAAGAATAAAGAAGAAGAAAGAGAAGCCGTCTTCTCATCTTCAATAAAATATATAATCGCAAATTTAGATGATAAGTTAACGCCTAATCAAATGGAGCAATTAGGGTTTGCTATTGATGATATAGGTACGAACGCTTTTGAAATTGTAAAAGTAGGTGTTGAGTACACTAAAAGCAAAAGTGCGCATGGTGGCTACTTAATTAAAGTTTTAAACAACTGGGCTAAAGAGAATGTCAAAACAAAAGAAGATGCAGAAAATAAAATAGCGCCTAGGAAAAACGCAACTGATGATGTCATTGCACAAATGGAAAAAGAATTGAGTGATGACTAATGCCGATGAGCAAAACACAAGCATTAGAAATTATTAAAAAAGTTAGGTACGTATACAACATCGATTTTGATAAACCAAAGTTAGAAATGTGGATTGATGTATTAAGTCAAAACGGATTATCAACCAACTGTAAAAGCTGTAGATGGATATATCAACAGTAACAACCCGTACCCGCCTAACTTACCAGCAATCATGCGTAAGGCACCTAAAAAAGTATTTATCGAGCCGGTAGACAACGAAACCGCTACACACCAATGGAAAATGCAGAACGACCCCGAATATGTCAGACAAAGAAAAATAGCGCTAGATAACTTCATGAATAAGTTGGCAGAATTTGGGGGCGATAACGAATGAATTATGGGCAATTCGAAATTGAAAGCACAATAATCGCTACGCTACTTAAACAACCGGACGTACTAGAAAAGATAAGAGTTAAAGATTACATGTTTACGAACGAAAAGTTTAAAACCTTTTTCAATTATGTAATGGACGCCGGAAAGATAGACCATCAAGTAATATGCAGATACTATAACTAAACTTTACAACTCCGATTTCATTGGGTACGGCTTCTTTGAACGTTACCAACAAGAATTATTAGAAAGTTATCAACTTAACAAAGCGAATGAATTGGTCACTGAGTTCAAACAACAACCTACGAATCAAAACTTTAACAACTTGATTGATGAACTCAAGGATTTAAAAACAATTACTAACAAAAAAGAAGATGGAACCAAGAAGTTTGTTGAGGAGTTTGTCGAAGAGTTATACAGCGATAGCCCTAAGAAGCAAATTAAGACGGGTTACAAGCTAATGGATTACAAAATAGGGGGATTGGAGCCATCACAATTAATCGTCATCGCAGCGCGTCCCTCAGTGGGTAAGACAGGTTTTGCATTAAACATGATGCTGAACATAGCACAAAATGGATCAATTACTGGTATTGAGTTAACCAAGATAAAAGAAATCAGGAACTTAACGCCGGATGACTTAACAAAGTTAACGAATGCGATGGATAAAATCATGAAATTAGGCATTGATATTTCTGATAAAAGTAATATCACACCGCAAGATGTGCGAGCACAAGCAATGAGGCATTCAGACGGTCAACAAGTTATTTTTATAGATTACCTTCAACTGATGGATACTGATGCGAAAGTTGATAGACGTGTAGCAGTAGAAAAGATATCACGTGACTTAAAGATAATCGCTAACGAGACAGGCGCAATCATCGTACTACTTTCACAACTGAATCGTGGTGTCGAGTCTAGACAGGATAAAAGACCAATGCTATCAGACATGAAAAATCAGCGGAATAGACGCAGATTAAGGAGTGTTAAAAATGCCGAAAGAAAAATATTACTTATACCGAGAAGATGGCACGGAAGATATTAAGGTCATCAAGTATAAAGACAACGTAAATGAAGTTTATTCGCTCACAGGAGCCCATTTCAGCGACGAAAAGAAAATTATGACTGATAGTGACCTAAAACGATTCAAAGGCGCTCACGGGCTTCTATATGAGCAAGAACTAGGATTACAAGCAACGATATTTGATATTTAGAGGTGCACGATGAGTAAATACAACGCTAAGAAAGTTGAGTACAAAGGAATTGTATTTGATAGCAAAGTAGAGTGTGAATATTACCAATATTTAGAAAGTAATATGAATGGCACTAACTATGATCGTATCGAAATACAACCGAAATTTGAATTATTACCAAAATTAGATAAACAACGAAAGATTGAATATATTGCAGACTTCGCGTTATATCTCGATGGCAAACTGATTGAAGTTATCGACATTAAAGGTATGCCAACCGAAGTAGCAAAACTTAAAGCTAAGATGTTCAGACATAAATATAGAAACATAAAACTCAATTGGATATGTAAAGCGCCTAAGTACACAGGTAAAACATGGATTACGTACGAGGAATTAATTAAAGCAAGACGAGAACGCAAAAGAGAAATGAAGTGATTTAATGCAACAACAAGCATATATAAATGCAACGATTGATATAAGAATACCTACCGAAGTTGAATATCAGCATTTTGATGATGTGGATGATGAAAAAGATGCACTGGCAGATTACTTATATAACAATCCGGACGAAATACTAGAGTATGACAATTTAAAAATTAGAAATGTAAATGTAGAGGTGGAATAAATGGCGAAAACTAGCAAAGAATTGTAAACTGTAAGTAACCGTTATTCAGGTTAGTAAACATGAAAATGAATTGATTAAAAAGAACGGGTTAACTCCCGGAATGGTTGCAAAAAGAGTACATGGAGAAAAGAAAACAATAGAAAGACTGGAACAAGCTAGACTCGAACGCAAATTGGAAAGACAGCGAAAGAAAGAGGCAGAGCTAAGAAGAAAGAAGCCACATTTGTTTAATGTTCCTCAGAAACATTCAAGAGGACGTTATGCGTGCTACCTGATGGAAAACGACATATTCGTGAAAGTTAAGAAGTAGACCATGACAGATAGCGCACGCAAAGAATACTTAAGCCGATTTTTCGGCTCTAAGAGATATCTGTATCAGGATAACGAGCGAGTGGCACATATCCATGTAGTAAATGACACTTATTACTTTCATGGGCATATCGTGCCAGGTTGGCAAGGCGTGAAAAAGACATTTGATACAGCTGAAGAGCTTGAAACATATATAAAGCAACATGGTTTGGAATACGAGGAACAGAAGCAACTAACTTTATTTTAAGGAGGTAACAGAATGAACTATGAAACAGGATTCCAACTAGGTGTAATGGAAGCTAGGTTGAAGAAGATGAGAAAACAACGTGATGAGTACAAGAAGCAACGTGATGAGCTTATCGAGGATATAGCGAAGTTAAGAGAACGCATCAAAGAGCTGGAGAAGAAAGCAAGCGCATGGGATAGGTATTGTAAGAGCGTTAAAAAAGATTTAATAAACGAATTCGGTAACGATGATGAAAGAGTTAAATTCGGAATGGAATTAAACAATAAAATTTTTATGGAGGAAGACACAAATGAATAACCGCGAACAAATTGAACAATCCGTTATTAGTGCTAGCGCGTATAACGGTAATGACACAGAGGGATTATTAAAAGAAATTGAAGACGTGTATAAGAGAGCGCGAGCGTTTGATGAAATACTTGAGGGAATGACAAATGCTATTCAACATTCAGTTAAAGAAGGTATTGAACTTGATGAAGCAGTAGATGTAGTTGAATTCTTTGAATGGTTTAATACATTTACTATTCAATCGACCAACTTATCGACGCATACAAAAAGAAAATGAAAAGGAACCACGAAAGACAAGATGGAACAGCAGACGCAGGAAAAGGATACGTGTAAAGACATCTTAGATCGAGTCAAGGAGGTTTTGGGGAAGTGACACAATACTTAGTCACAACATTCAAAGATTCAACAGGACTACCACATGAACATATTACTGTGGCTAGAGATAATCAGACGTTTACAGTTGTTGAGGCAGAGAATAAAGAAGAAGCAAAAGAGAAGTATGAGGCACAAGTTAAAAGGGATGCAATTATTAAAGCGAGTCAGTTGTTTGAAAATATAAGGGAGTGTGGGAAATGATTAAACAAATACTAAGACTATTATTCTTACTAGCGATGTATGAGCTAGGTAAGTATGTAACTGAGCAAGTATATATTATGATCACGGCTAATGATGATGTAGAGGCGCCAAGTGATTACGTCTTTCGAGCGGAGGTGAGTGAATAGTGAGAATATTTATTTATGATTTGATCGTTTTGCTGTTTGCTTTCTTAATATCCATATATATTATTGATGATGGAGTGATAATAAATGCATTAGCAATTTTTGGTATGTATAAAATTATAGATTCCTTTTCAGAAAATATTATAAAGAGGTAGATAAAAATGAACGAGCAAATAATAGGAAGCATATATACTTTAGCAGGGGGTGTTGTGCTTTATTCAGTTAAAGAGATTTTTAGGTATTTTACAGATTCTAACTTACAACGTAAAAAAATCAATTTAGAACAAATATATCCGATATATTTAGATTGCTTTAAAAAGGCTAAAAAGATGATTGGAGCTTATATTATTCCAACAGAGCAGCATGAATTTTTAGATTTTTTTGATATTGATGTGTTTAATAGTTTAGATAAGCAAAGTAAAAAAGCGTATGAAAATATTATTGGATTTAGACAAATGATTAATTTATCAAATAGAGTTAAGGCAATGGAAGATTTTAAGATGAGTTTCAACAATGAATTTAGTACAAATCAGATTTTTTTTAATCCTTCTTTTGTTATGGAAACAATTGCTATTATAAATGAATATCAAAAAGATATATCTTATTTAAAAAATATAATCAATAAAATGAATGAAAATAGAACTTATAATCATATTGATAGTTTTATCACTTCAGAGTACCGACGAAAAATAAACGATTATAATCTTTATCTTGATAAATTTGAAGAACAGTTTAGTCAAAAATTTAAAATAAACAGAACTTCGATAAAAGAAAGAATTATTATTAATTTAAACAAGAGGAGATTTAAATAATGTGGATTACTATGACTATTGTATTTGCTATATTGCTATTAGTTTGTATCAGTATTAATAGTGATCGTGCAAGAGAGATACAAGCACTCAGATATATGAATGATTATTTACTTGATGAAGTAGTTAAAACTAAAGGATACAACGGGTTAGAAGACTACAGGATTGAATTGAAGCGAATAAATAACGATATTAAAAAGTAATTTATATTATCGGAGGTATTGCATGTATAACAGGAAAGAAATACGTGAAATGATAGATAACTACAAGTGGATGAAGAACATAATAGACAGTAAGGTCTACGATAACGAAAGTACATCAATTGCACAATACGGTTATCAATCTGCGATGCCAAAAGCCAAAGGCACGACTAGCAATAAAGTGTTAGTGAAAGTTATAAACAAAAACAAAGCGCTTAGAAAGTACGATTACTTGATTAAGAAGATAGCGTTCATTGATGAATATGAAGAATACATCACGAATGAAAAAGATTATCATATTTTACAAATGTTAAAACAACGAGAAAGCCATAATAGGATTATGAGCATTCTTGATATAGGCAGAGACAATTTTTATTCTAGAGTAAAAGATATAGTAAATATACTTTATAACTTGCAACAAGAAACCGACACTTCGGACACATCGGACAGTTCGGACACATCGTACAAATCGTACACATCGGACTAATTTTGATGCTACATATTGTTTTTTATTATAATTGCTGTGTAGCAAAACATTTATATTTCTTTTGAACTCTCACATTAAGTGAGGGTTTTTATTTTTATAAACAAGAGGTGGAGAATGGAGATATCAAAGTACCAAGAGATAGCTACACGTACACACAATGATGAATTGAATTTAAATGAATCTATTACTTGTTACGGCTTAGGTTTAACTCAATCTACAGGCAATGTTACAGATCTAATTAAACAGCATATGTTTTGTAATGTACCGATAGATAAAGGAATTATGATAAATGAACTTAGCGAAGCATTGTGGAATATAGCTAATCTTACTAACGTATTAGGTATTAACTTGGATGAGATAGCTGGTCATAGTGTTAACACTATCTTGATGAATAAACCTAATCAGACTATCAATATAGACAATGGTATAAGACAAGGAGACAAAGTATTGTTTCAAGGTAGTAAGTATCTTGTTGATGGATCGATAGGAAACTTATTGTTAATTAGCAATGATAAAGATGATAGACAAGTAACTGTGCAAGATGTTAAGAAAGTCGACAAGGAGTGATGTGCATTGTCTATTATGAAGCGATGTGGTCATCCAATATGTAATGTATTGATTAATCATAACGAAAGTTATTGTGATAAACACAAGCAATATACAAATGAAAATTACAATGATTTGAGACGTCGAAACGATCCAGAGTATTTAAGATTTTATAAATCGAAAACGTGGCAAAACATGCGTCGAATTGTATTGTTAGAACATGATTTTATTTGTGTTTCTTGTGGCAATCAAGCGACTATGGTTGACCATATTGTACCAACGAAAGTTGATTGGGCAAGAAGATTAGACAAAAGTAATTTACAGCCTTTGTGTGATGCTTGCCATAACCAAAAGACAAAAGAAGATTTGAAGAAATATTAAAAAAGATAAAAATAGGAAGTCCCCCCAAAGATGAAATGGGCGTCAATGAAAGGTTCTGGAGAACGGAGCAGAGTTTTCTTCTCAAAAAATTCCCTTTATTTAAATTTTTTAGTAGGAGGTGCTAATTTATGGCGGGTAGACCTAAGAAGCTTTTGTCAAATTCGAACAAGAATTATACAAAAGAAGAAATTATTGAAAAAGAGCGTCAAGAAGCTCAATTAAATAAATTTTCTAAAATCGATACTGAACCACCGCACTTTTTAGATGAAATAGCGAAACAAGAATACTTAAGAATCTTACCGCACATGCAAGAATTGCCAATTTCCAACTTAGATAAAGCGCAATTAGCACAATATTGTAGTTTTTATAGTGACTTTGTTAAAGCAAGTTTGATTTTAGAGCGCGAAGACTTGATTTTAGTAGACGACAAAGGAAATCAAAAGGTTAATCCGGCGTTCAACATAAAGGAAAAAGCGGGTATTCGATTACAACAAACAGCTAATACTTTAGGATTAACTATTGATAGCCGATTGCGTATTATGGTTCCTGATGAAAAAGAAGATGATGATCCATATATGGAATTTGCGAGTGATTAGTAATGACTGATTATGTTACTCAATACGCAAAAAAGGTAGTTTCAGGAGAGATTTTGGCAAGTTTGAAGAATATTCAAGTATGTAAACGTCACCTATCTTTTATGGAGAACCCGCCGAATGGTTGCCATTGGGATAATCATTTGTCTAACAAAGCAATTAAATTTGTGGAAATGCTTCCAGACCCTAAAACAAACCAGCCCATGCCTCTTATGGAGTTTCAAAAATTCATTGTTGGGAGCTTATACGGCTGGCGTAGAGGTCAATACAGAATGTTTACTAAAGCTTATATAAGTATGGCTAGAAAACAAGGCAAGTCTCTAATCGTATCGGGAATGTCCGTTAATGAACTGTTGTTTGGACAATACCCTAGATTTAATAGGCAAATTTATGTAGCTTCATCTACTTATAAGCAAGCGCAAACAATATTCAAGATGGCAAGCCAACAAGTAAACCTAATGCGAAGTAAAAGCAAGTTTATCCGTGAAAAAACAGACGTAAGAAAGACAGACATTGAAGATGTATTAAGTAGTTCAGTGTTTGCACCTCTTTCCAATAACCCAGATGCGGTTGATGGTAAAGATCCTACAGTTGCTATTTTGGACGAATTGGCAAGTATGCCTGATGATGAGATGTACTCAAGGTTTAAAACAGGTATGACATTACAAAAAAATCCTTTAACCCTACTTGTTTCAACGGCCGGAGACAATTTAAATAGTCAAATGTACCAAGAGTATAAGTATATTAAACGTATTTTAAATGAAGAAGTAAGAGCTGATAATTACTTTGTATATTGTGCTGAAATGGATTCACAAGAAGAAGTTCAAGATGAAACAAAGTGGATTAAAGCAATGCCACTTTTAGAATCAAAAGAACATAGAAAAACTATACTTCAAAATGTAAAAGCTGATATACAAGACGAATTAGAAAAAGGGACATCATATCATAAGATTTTGATTAAAAACTTCAATTTATGGCAAGCGCAAAGAGAAGATAGCTTGCTAGATATTTCAGATTGGGAACAAGTAATAACGCCTATGCCTAATATCAATGGTAAAGATGTGTATATAGGTGTCGACTTATCGAGATTGGATGACTTAACGTCTGTAGGGTTTATTTTCCCTAACGACGATAAAAAAGTGTTTTTACATAGTCATTCTTTCATTGGATTAAGAACAAACTTAGAACAAAAATCTAAGAGAGACAAAATAAATTATGAATTAGCGATTGAACGTGGCGAAGCTGAGACTACACAATCAGATAGCGGCATGATTGATTATAAACAAGTTATCGATTTTATAGTGAAATTTATAACGACGCATGACCTGAATGTACAGGCTGTTTGCTATGACCCTTGGAATGCGCAAAGTTTTATAACAACAATCGAATCAATGGCTTTAGATTGGCCACTTATTGAAGTGGGACAAAGTTTTAAGGCGTTATCACAATCTATTAAAGAATTTAGAATGTGGGTCGCAGATGAAAGAATACAGCATAACGATAATATGTTACTTACAACGTCAGTTAATAATGCCGTTTTGATTCGTGACGGTGAAGACAATGTGAAAATAAATAAAAAAATGAATCGTCAAAAAATAGATCCAATTATTTCGATTATCACGGCTTTCACTGAAGCTAGAATGCACGAATTCCAAGAAAATTGGACGGAGAAATACGAAAGCGAAGAATTCGGATTTTAAAGGTGGTGACAAAATGGACTTGAATAAAATAAATGTCTTTTTTAATTTCTTGGTTGCTAATTTGGTTAGCATCCTTTTTTTATTAGGTTTGTTTGTGGTTAACGTTTCTTTGTATAAAGCATTCGGTCAAAATATAGGGCTTTTATGCACTGGTATAACACTGATTGTTATTTCGTTGATTTTAAATCATGAAAGCAATCAAGAAAGGAGTTAGCAATTGTGGGAATTTTTTATAAAAATGAAAAACGAGACTTGCAATACAACGAAGATGATTTGCAAATGATGGTCCAAACTTTGCCAGGTTTTCAAGGAACAAAATTACGACAATATAAAGATATAGAAGCAATTAAGCATAGCGACATCTTTACTGCAGTTATGATGATTGCTTCTGATTTGGCGCGCATGCCAATTAGGGTGACAGTGAACGGTCAAATTAATTATAGTGACAGGATTGTTAATTTGTTAAATACACGTCCTAACCCAATGTATAACGGCTATATATTCAAATTAGTAGTGTTTGTTAGTGCCTTACTAACATCGCACGGCTATATTGAAATTACACGTGATAAAACAGGAGAACCTATGAATTTAACGTTCAGAAAGACATCCGAAATAGAATTGAAATCAGACGCAAGAGGTCGATTGTATTATTTTCATCAAAGGATAGACAGTAACGGAAATAATATAGAGCGTCATGTTAAGTTTGAGGATATGCTAGACATCAAATTTTATTCGTTGGATGGTATAAATGGTTTGTCACTTTTAGACACATTAAGTCGCACGATAGAATCAGATAACAATGGAAAAGATTTCCTTAATAATTTCTTGCGAAATGGCACACATGCTGGTGGTATTTTGAAAATGAAAGGTGTATTAGACAATAAAAAAGCAAGAGACCGTGCCAGAGAAGAATTTCACAAAAGTTTTAGTGGAACTAAACAAGCGGGAAAAGTTGTCGTACTCGATGAATCAATGACGTCTGATCAATTAGAAGTTGATACAGAAGTTTTAAAGCTTATCAGAGAAAACAAATCATCAACAAGAGAAATAGCAGGTGTATTTGGTATTCCATTGCATAAGTTCGGCATAGAAACAGCGAACATGAGTATCACGGATGCTAATTTAGATTACTTATCAACTTTAAAACCTTATATTACTTGCGTTTGTGCAGAATTGAATTTTAAGTTTAATGATGAATATGTGAATCGTGAATTTAAATTTGATACCACTGAAATACGAGTTGTTGATGAAAAAACACAAGCTGAAATTGACAAAATTAACATTGATTCTGGAAAGATGAATATCGATGAAATTAGACAACGTGATGGATTAGCGCCAATACCAGGCGGTAATGGTAGTATTCACAGAGTCGATTTAAACCATGTGAATATTGAACTTGTAGATGAGTATCAGATGAATAAATCGAGAGCTACTGATAAAAAATTGAAAGGTGGTGAGGAAAATGAGTAAGGAAACGAGAGTTGGCAACATTATTGAGGTACGCTCAAATGATGACAACGAAATGGTCATAGAGGGGTATGCGTTAAAGTTCGACACTTGGTCTGAAAATCTTGGTGGATTCAAAGAAACGATTTCACGTCGCGCTTTAGAAAACACCGATTTATCTGATGTGCGTTGTTTAGTAGATCATATCCCATCTCAAATAATTGGTAGGACAAAATCGGGTACTTTGGAGCTCGAAACTGATGATGTTGGACTTAAATATCGTTGTAAGTTACCAAACACAACATTTGCACGTGATTTATATGAGAATATGCGTGTAGGCAACATCAATCAATGTTCGTTTGGTTTTATGCTTGACGACAAAGGCGATGAAGTGCGTTTTGATGAACAAGAAAACATTTACAAACGTACTTTAACAGCAATTCGTGAACTTACAGATGTTTCTGTAGTGACTTATCCGGCTTATAAAGACACTGATGTTAAACCAGCATTACGTAGTATTGAAACCGTTAAAAAAGAACAACGTAAAAAAGAATTAGAAATAAGACTAAAGAAACACTCTATATTAAATAATATTTGGTGAAGTTGAACACCATTATCAAATACAGCCATTGGACATGCTGAATATAGCGATGTCTATTTTTTTATGCCAATTTTAGGAGGAAATTAAATGAAAACAAAAGAAGAGTTACAATCTGAGATTTCAGACATTAAAAGACAAATTGATTTAAAGGTGAAGTATGCAACGCGAGCACTTAATAACGATGAGTTAGAAAAAGCAGAAAAATTAGAACAAGAAATTACTGATTTACGTTCTCAAATCCAAGAAAAACAAGAAGAATTAGATAAGCTAAAAGAAAAAGATGGAACTTCAGAAAAAAATCCACAATCAGTTGAAGTAAACGAAGCACGTACTTATCGAAACCAAGCAAACATTAATGATTTAGGTATTTCGATTCAAAACACAAAAGTAACATCACAAGAAGTTAGAGATTTTACTGAATATCTTGAAACACGCAATGATATTCAAGGTGGTTCGTTAAAAACAGACTCAGGATTTGTAGTTATTCCAGAGGAAATTGTTACAGATATTTTAAAATTAAAAGAGGTTGAGTTTAATCTTGATAAGTATGTGACGGTCAAACGTGTTACAAATGGTTCTGGTAAATATCCGGTAGTACGACAATCAGAAGTTGCAGCACTTGAAAAAGTTGAAGAATTAGAAGAAAACCCTGAATTAGCAGTTAAACCATTCTTCCAATTAGCATATGACATTAATACACACCGTGGTTACTTCCGAATTTCACGTGAAGCAATCGAAGATGCAAAAGTGAATGTTTTGCAAGAATTGAAACTATGGATGGCGCGAACTATTGCAGCAACACGAAACAAAGCAATTATTGATGTTATCACTAAAGGATCAACGGGCTCTACAAGTTCAGGTTTTGAAAAAGAAGGCAAGAAATTAGAAGTTAAAAAAGCAAAATCTTTAGATGATATTAAAGATGCTATTAACCTGAATGTTAAGCCAAATTACGAACATAATGTTGCGATTGTTTCGCAAACTATGTTTGCAAAATTAGACAAAATGAAAGATAAGCTAGGAAACTATTTAATCCAGCCAGATGTTAAAGAAAAAACGCAACAGCGTTTATTAGGAGCTAAAATCGAAATTTTACCTGATGAAGTACTAGGGCAAAAAGGTAATAACACTTTGATTATCGGTAACTTAAAAGATGCGATTGTTTTATTTGACCGCTCTCAATACCAAGCATCATGGACTGACTACATGCATTTCGGAGAATGTTTAATGATTGCTGTACGTCAAGACTGTAGAATTCTAGATTATAAATCAGCAATTGTGATTGAATATGATGATAGTGAACGCGGTGAAGGCGATCTTGGCTTAGAAGCATAATAAGCGCTCGATACTTTATAAAGAGGTGATAAACTATGGCAATGTATGAAGTGAAGAAATCTTATACTGACTTGGAAAAAGGCCAGTATTTAAAGTCAGGTAAACGTGTTGAAATGACAGTAAAACGTGCTGAATATGTTAACAAAAAGCTGAAAGAGCATGGAGTAATACTTGAAAGAGTAAAAGAAGAATAGGTGATTGAATGCAATTAACAGCTGAGGAACTTAAGTTATTAAAAAAGCATTGCAAAATAGATCACAATTCAGAGGACGACTTATTAGAAATATATTACTCTTGGGCATTCCATGAAATAGGTAGCGCTGTTACGGATGAACCAAGTAAATATATTGATTTGTTTAAAAGTCATCCTCTATTTGCTCGTGCTATATACCCATTAGCAAGTTACTATTTTGAAAACCGAATTGCTTATTTGGACAGGGATTTATCGCTTGCGCCGCATATGGTTTTGAGTACTGTGCATAAGTTGAGAGGTTCATTTGAGCAATTTTTGGAGAGTGAAAATGATGAAATTTAATTCCAATAAATTAAATGAACGTATAGATTTTTGTGAAGATGTAAGCGAGAGAGTGAACGGAAATCCGATGAAACCGAAGACGAAAATATTATACTCTTGTTTCGCTTGCATTCAAGAATCTAAAGAATCCGACACTCAAACGAATCTCAATACAGGCAGCAAATTCATTAAAACTATTATTATCAGAGATACACGGGGTGATTATAAACCAACAAATAAGCATTACGTCTTGCATGAAGGGCAAAGGTTTAACATCAAATATGTAAAGCCAGATTATCAAGATAAATCTTATTTGCGTATCTATGGCGAGGTGGTCATTTAATGGGAGCAAGAATTGAAAGTAATAATATTGAACAAGGTTTGAAAAATGCAGTTTTAAAAATGAATTTAAATAGTAATGTAATTGTCAAAGCTGGGGCTATGTCATTAGTCCCACTTTTAAAAAGTAATACACCTTTTGCGAATACTAAAAAGCATGCTCGCGATCACATAGCTGTTTCTAATGTGAAAACAGATAGATACACAAGTGAGAAAATCGTTACAATTGGTTATGCTAAAGGTGTCTCACATCGTATTCATGCAACAGAATTTGGAACAATGTACCAAAAACCACAATTGTTTATAACAAAAACAGAAAAGCAAGGGAAAAACAAAGTTTTAAAAACAATGCTTGATACTGCTAAGAGGTTACAAAAATGATTAATGTTACCAAATTAATTAGAAACGCTATTATTGCAAATAACATTACAGATGAAGTGAATGTGTTTAACTATACTATAGATGACCATTTTCACGAAAAAACTGACAAGCCTATTATTCGTATATATCCCTTACCGTTCAATCCTGACACATACGCTGATGATAACGAGATTTCAAGAGAATATCATTACCAAATTGATGTTTGGTGGTCTCAAGATGAACCGAACGAGCAAGCAGAAAAAATTGTTGAGTTACTCAAAGTGATAAATTTTCAATGTTATTACAGAGAACCGTTATACGAAAGTGACGTCATGTCATTCAGACATATTATAAGAGCAAAAGGCTCGATTTTATCAATGAAATTGGAGGAAAATTAAATGATTGAAAAATTGAAACAAGCACCAAGATTTTTAAAATTAAACTTACAACACTTTGCGGATACTGGCGTTTCAGGCATTGCGATTGGTGTATCTAATTTTTATTATGCGCCGATTTTAAAAGATACTGAAAAAGAATGGGAAACAGGCGCTGGGACACGAATTCGATTTTTAAAAGAGATTGAAGTAGATAGACCACAAGATACTGAAGAAGATTACGGAGATGATATGGTTGCTGCGACTGCTGTATCTAATGGTAAATTAAGTGTTAAAACAACATTTGTTACTGTTCCTGCTGACGATAAAGCATTCTTGAATGGTGCTAAAAAAGGTACAGGCGGTTATAAATATGGAGCTAAGGATATTCCGCCAGATGTAGCAATTGTATTCGAAAGACGTAATCATGATGAGTCTTCTGAATGGGTTGGCTTATTCAAAGGTAAATTCACACGTTCAAGCATCAAAGGACAAACAAAACAAGATAAGGTTGAATTCCAAAATGATGATGTAGAAGGTAACTTTATTGATCGTTTGTTTGATGAAAGCTCGCATGTTACTGGTTATGATGCAAAAGGAAGCACTACAGGACGTGACTATGTATTTATGGAGACGTTTGGTAAAACTTATGATGAATTCATGTCTAGTCGTGGTGAACAAACTACAGAATCTGTAGAAAAAGAAATGAAAAAAACTGAAAAAATTGATGTAACTTCTGTAAACATCAGCGATGAACAAGTTACGGTAAAAATTGATGAAACAAAACAACTTTCAGCTACAACTGAACCACCTGGACAGAAAGTAACTTATGCAGTAACTGAGGGGCAAACTTATGCTAGCGTGTCGTCAACAGGGCTTGTTAAAGGTTTAGCGGAAGGTAATGCGACCGTTACTGCGACTGCAGGAAAGCAAACTGATACTGTACAAATTACAGTACAATCTAATTTAGAAATGTAAGTTTTGAGGGCTTAACGCCCTCTTTTTATTTTGGCCAAATTAAAAAGAAAGTAGGAATTTAATAATGGAACGTACATCAATTGAATTAATTACAGGATTTACAAAAACAGGAAAGCCGCAATATCAAAAGTATTTAGCAAAGCCGATTATTACCTTGTTTGAAACAATTCAAGGTTCAAAATTAGGTTTGAAACTTAACAAAGCCTTTAAGGGGGCTGATTTTAAAGATCTAACAGAAGAAGAATTTAATAACTTAAGTGTGACAGAACAGGAAGAATACAAAAACAAGCAAGAAGAATACGAAAATAATATGGCTGTACAAATGGAAGTATTGGAAGAAGTTTTGGATTTCATCGTTGAAGCTTTTGATAATCAATTTACTAATATAGAACTTCAAAAAGGATTACCAAATGGTCAAGAAGGTATTGAAAAGATTGGACAGTTAATTGGACGAATTACAGGTGGGGAACCTAGCGATACAAAAAAGTTCGTGACAGAGAATCAGAAATAAGAAAAGAAGATTTAACACCTGAAGCTGTCTACAACAATTACAGGAAAATAGCTAAAGATTTGATAGAAAACGGCATGGATGCAGAAAAAGTGGCTAACATGCCGATACACTTCTTTTTAGACATTGTCGAATCGAAGATTGAAACAAAGCGAACTGCGAAAAGTTTTAAAGATATTTTTTAATCAGCCTTTAAAGGTTGATTTTTTATTTACATCTTGGAAGAAAGGAGGTTTTTAAATGCCTAATCCTATAGGTAATATGGTCATAAAGGTTGATTTAGATGGTTCTGGATTCAATAGAGGTGTGACAGGTTTAAATAGGCAAATGAAAATGGTTTCGCGTGAGCTTTCGGCTAATTTATCACAATTTTCTAGATATGATAATTCATTAGAAAAGTCTAAGATAAAAGTCGAAGGTTTGAGTAAAAAACAAAAAGTTCAAGCCCAGATTACTAAAGAGCTGAAAGATAGTTATGACAAACTTAGTAAAGAAACTGGTGAAAACAGTGCAAAGACACAAGCTGCGGCTGCTAAATACAATGAAGCTTACGCTAAATTAAACCAATATGAGCGAGAGTTAAACCAAGCCACACAAGAATTAAAAGACATGCAAAGAGAGCAGAAAGCATTAAATACTGCAATGGGAAAACTTGGGACCAACTTTAATAATTTTGGTCCTAAGCTTCAAGAAATTGGTAACAGTATGAAAAATGTAGGCCGTAACATGACTATGTATGTAACTGCGCCGGTGGTTGCTGGGTTTGCTGTAGCAGCTAAAAAAGGTATTGAATTCGATGACAGTATGAGAAAAGTTAAAGCAACTTCAGGTGCTACTGGGGAAGAGTTTGAAGCTTTGAAGAAAAAGGCTCGCGAAATGGGTGCAACAACAAAATTTAGTGCATCAGATTCGGCTGAAGCATTAAATTACATGGCACTTGCTGGTTGGGATTCTAAGCAAATGATGGAAGGTTTAAGCGGAGTTATGGATTTAGCGGCAGCATCTGGCGAAGAACTGGGAGCAGTAAGTGACATTGTTACAGATGGACTAACGGCATTTGGTTTAAAAGCAAAGGATAGTGGTCATTTTGCGGACGTTTTAGCACAAACTAGCTCGAAGGCAAATACGGACGTTAGAGGGCTCGGAGAAGCTTTTAAATATGTCGCTCCTGTAGCAGGTGCGTTAGGTTACACGATTGAAGATACATCTATTGCAATAGGTTTAATGAGTAATGCTGGTATCAAAGGTGAAAAAGCAGGTACAGCGTTACGAACAATGTTCACCAATCTTTCAAGTCCAACTAGAGCTATGGGGAATGAAATGGAACGCTTAGGAATATCTATTACAGATAGTAATGGGAAAATGATTCCTATGCGAAAGCTTTTAGACCAACTGAGGGAAAAATTTAAACATCTTTCAAAAGACCAACAAGCTAGTTCTGCAGCTACAATATTTGGTAAAGAAGCGATGTCAGGAGCATTAGCGATTATAAATGCTTCTGATGAAGACTATCAAAAGTTAACCAAATCTATAGATTCATCTACCGGCGCATCTAAAAGAATGGCCGATACAATGGAATCTGGTTTAGGTGGAAAATTAAGAACTTTAAGGTCGCAATTAGAAGAACTAGCCTTAACGATTTATGACAGAATAGAACCAGCACTAAAGATTATAGTAAGTGCTTTTAGCAAAGTAGTGACATGGGTTACTAAATTACCAACGTCAATTCAATTAGCGGTTATTGGGTTTGGATTGTTTGCAGCAGTTTTAGGTCCATTAGTTTTTATGTTCGGTTTATTTATCAGCGTGATGGGGAATGCAATGACAGTTTTAGGACCCTTGTTAATAAACGTTAATAAAGCTGGTGGTATATTCGCGTTTTTAAGAACTAAAATTGCATCCCTTGTTAAACTATTTCCGGTTTTAGGTGTGTCGATATCCAGTTTAACGTTACCTATAACATTAATTGTAGGTGCATTAGTTGGTATTGGCATAGCTTTCTATCAAGCTTATAAACGTTCAGAAACTTTTAGAAATATTGTAAATCAGGCAATCTCTGGTGTAGCAAACGCATTTAAAGCAGCTAAACTAGCATTACAAGGTTTCTTTGATTTATTCAAAGGTGATAGTAAAGGCGCGGTTACCCTAGAGAAGATATTTCCACCCGAAACTGTAGCAGGAATACAAAATGTAGTTAATACGATTAGAACAACTTTCTTTAAAGTAGTTGATGCAATCGTTGGTTTCGCCAAAGAGATAGGCGCTCAATTAGCCTCTTTCTGGAAAGAGAACGGCTCAGAAATAACACAAGCTTTGCAAAATATAGCTGGTTTCATTAAAGCAACCTTTGAATTTATTTTTAACTTTATTATTAAACCAATTATGTTTGCGATTTGGCAAGTGATGCAATTTATTTGGCCGGCGGTTAAAGCTTTGATTGTCAGCACTTGGGAAAATATCAAAGGTGTAATACAAGGGGCTATTAATATTATTTTGGGTATTATCAAAGTATTCTCTAGTCTTTTCACAGGAAACTGGCGAGGCGTTTGGGACGGCATTGTAATGATACTGAAAGGTACTGTGCAGTTAATTTGGAATTTAATACAACTGTGGTTTGTAGGTAAAATTCTAGGTGTAGTGAGATACTTTGGTGGATTACTTAAAGGTTTAATATCCGGTATCTGGAGTGTTATCAAAGGCATCTTTACAAAATCTTTATCGGCAATTTGGAATGCGACGAAAAGTATTTTTGGTTTTTTATTCAATAGTGTTAAATCTATTTTCACTAATATGAAAAACTGGTTATCTAGTACGTGGAATAATATCAAAAGCAATACCGTCGGCAAGGCTCATTCGTTATTTACAGGTGTAAGGTCTAAATTCACAAGTTTATGGAATGCGACGAAAGATGTATTTACTAAATTAAGAAATTGGATGTCAAACATCTGGAACTCTATTAAAGATAACACGGTAGGTATAGCTGGTCGCTTATGGAATAGAGTGCGTAACATCTTTGGAAGCATGCGTGACGGTTTAAAATCTATCATTGGTAAAATTAAAGATCATATCGGTGGTATGGTAGACGCTGTTAAAAGAGGTCTTAATAAATTAATTGAAGGTTTAAACTGGGTCGGTGGTAAGTTGGGTATGGACAAAATACCGAAGTTACACACTGGTACTGAACATACGCATACTACTACAAGATTAGTTAAGAACGGTAAGATTGCGCGGGATACGTTCGCTACGGTTGGGGATAAAGGACGTGGAAATGGTCCGAATGGTTTCAGAAATGAAATGATTGAATTCCCTAATGGCAAACGTGTACTTACGCCTAATACAGATACGACAGCGTACTTACCTAAAGGTTCAAAAGTATATAACGGCGCACAAACTTATTCAATGTTAAATGGAACACTTCCAAGATTTAGCATAGGTACTATGTGGAAAGACATTAAATCTGGCGCATCATCGGCATTTAACTGGACAAAAGATCAAATAGGTAAAGGTACAAAGTGGCTTGGCGATAAAGTTGGTGATGTCATGGACTTTATCGATAATCCAGGCAAACTTTTAAATTATGTACTTCAAGCGTTTGGAGTTGATTTCAGTTCTCTAACTAAAGGTATGGGTATTGCTGGCGATATAACAAAAGCTGCATGGTCTAAGATTAAGAAAAGTGCAATCAAGTGGCTTGAGGATGCTTTCGCAGAGTCGGGTGATGGCGGTGTATTAGATATGAGTAAATTACGTTATTTATACGGTCACACTGCTGCTTATACACGAGAAACCGGACGCCCATTCCATGAAGGTCTGGATTTTGATTACATTTACGAACCTGTTCCATCAACCATTAATGGTAGAGCACAAGTTATGCCTTTTCATAATGGTGGTTATGGAAAATGGGTAAAAATTGTAAAGGGCGCCTTAGAAGTTATTTATGCACATTTATCTAAATATAAAGTTAAAACTGGTCAACAAGTTAGGGTCGGCCAGACTGTTGGTATATCGGGGAATACGGGGTTTAGTACAGGACCTCACTTACATTATGAGATGCGTTGGAATGGAAGACATAGAGACCCGTTACCGTGGTTAAGAAAGAATAATGGGGGCGGCAAAAGTGCACCCGGTGGTAATGGTGCAGCTAATGCTAGACGAGCTATTAAGGCTGCTCAAAATATTTTAGGAGGAAGGTATAAGGCGAGTTGGATTACTAACGAGATGATGCGTGTTGCGAGTCGTGAATCCAATTATACAGCTAATGCAGTCAATAATTGGGATAGCAACGCAAGAGCTGGTATACCTTCAAGAGGTATGTTCCAAATGATAGATCCTTCATTTAGAGCGTACGCAAAGTCGGGTTACAATAATCCTCTCAACCCAACTCATCAAGCTATATCGGCTATGAGATATATTGTGGGTAAATGGGTACCAAGAACAGGCTCATGGAGAGCTGCGTTCAAACGCGCTGGTGATTACGCATATGCTACTGGTGGCAAAGTCTACAACGGATTGTACCACTTAGGAGAAGAAGGATATCCAGAGTGGATAATACCTACTGATCCAAGTAGAGCGAACGAAGCACACAAATTATTAGCTTTAGCTGCTAACGATATTGATAACCGCTCTAAAAATAAGCGACCAAACAATTTACCAAATCCAAGTATAAATAATAGTGATACAAACTATATTCATACCTTGGAGAATAAGCTGGATGCGGTTATTAATTGTTTGGTTAGTTTGGTTGAGTCTAATCAAGTTATTGCAGATAAGAATTATGAACCAGTTATTAATAAGTATGTGTTTGAAGATGAGGTAAATAATTCTATCGATAAACGAGAGCGTCACGAATCTACAAGAGTTAGATTTAGAAGAGGAGGCACGATAATCTAATGCAAGACACAATTCAAATAGACAATAAAACCATTGAATGGTTAGTTGTACAAAGAGGGTTTGAGATACCCTCTTTTAATTTTGTTACTGAAAAAGAAAGTGTGAAAGGTAGAGCAGGTTCTATTGCTAAGAATCGTTATTTAAATGATATCGAATTTGATTTACCATTAATTATTCGAAACGAAAAATTGTCACCAGGTGGAGAAAAAACACACGATGATATATTAGAAGCATTGGTCAAGTTCTTCAATATTAAAGATTTAACACCTAAAAAACTTAAATTCAAATCTCAAAACTGGTATTGGTTTGCATATTTTGATGGTCCATTAAAATTACCGAAAAACCCAAGAGGTTCAGTGAAGTTCACTATAAAAGTAGTGTTGACAGACCCTTATAAATACTCGGTAACTGGAAACAAAAACACCGCGATTTCTGACCAAGTTTCAGTTGTAAATAGTGGGACTGCTGACACTCCTTTAATTGTTGAAGCCCGAGCAATTAAACCATCTAGTTACTTTATGATCACTAAAAATGATGAAGATTATTTTATGGTTGGTGATGATGAAGTAACCAAAGAAGTTAAGGATTACATGCCTCCTGTTTATCATAGTGAGTTTCGTGATTTCAAAGGTTGGACTAAGATGATTACTGAAGATATTCCAAGTAATGACTTAGGTGGTAAGGTCGGCGGTGACTTTGTGATATCCAATCTTGGCGAAGGATATAAAGCAACTAATTTTCCTGATGCAAAAGGTTGGGTTGGTGCTGGCACGAAACGAGGGCTCCCTAAAGCGATGACAGATTTTCAAATTACCTATAAATGTATTGTTGAACAAAAAGGTAAAGGTGCCGGAAGAACAGCTCAACATATATACGACAGTGACGGTAAGTTGCTTGCTTCTATTGGATATGAAAACAAATACCATGATAGAAAAATAGGGCACATTGTTGTTACGTTGTATAACCAAAAAGGAGACCCGAAAAAGATATATGACTATCAGAATAAGCCGGTAATGTATAACAAAGACAGAATTGTTGTATACATGAGACTCAGAAGAGTAGGTAATAAATTTTCTATTAAAACTTGGAAATTTGATCACATTAAAGACCCAGATAGACGTAAACCTATTGATATGGATGAGAAAGAGTGGATAGATGGCGGTAAGTTTTATCAGCGTCCAGCTTCTATCATAGCTATCTATAGTGCGAAGTATAATGGTTATAAGTGGATGGAGATGAATGGATTAGGTTCATTCAATACGGAGATTCTACCGAAACCGAAAGGCGCAAGGGATGTCATTATACAAAAAGGTGATTTAGTAAAAATAGATATGCAAGCAAAAAGTGTTGTCATCAATGAGGAACCAATGTTGAGCGAGAAATCGTTTGGAAGTAATTATTTCAATGTTGATTCTGGGTACAGTGAATTAATCATACAACCCGAAAACGTCTTTGATACGACTGTTAAATGGCAAGATAGATATTTATAGAAAGGAGATGAGAGTGTGATACATGTTTTAGATTTTAACGACAAGATTATAGATTTCCTTTCTACTGATGACCCTTCCTTAGTTAGAGCGATTCATAAACGTAATGTTAATGACAATTCAGAAATGCTTGAACTACTCATATCATCAGAAAGAGCTGAAAAGTTTCGTGAACGACATCGTGTTATTATAAGGGATTCAAACAAACAATGGCGTGAATTTATTATTAACTGGGTTCAAGATACGATGGACGGCTACACAGAGATAGAATGTATAGCGTCTTATCTTGCTGATATAACAACAGCTAAACCGTATGCACCAGGCAAATTTGAGAAAAAGACAACTTCAGAAGCATTGAAAGATGTGTTGAGCGATACAGGTTGGGAAGTTTCTGAACAAACCGAATACGATGGCTTACGTACTACGTCATGGACTTCTTATCAAACGAGATATGAAGTTTTAAAGCAATTATGTACAACCTATAAAATGGTATTGGATTTTTATATTGAGCTTAGTTCTAATACTGTTAAAGGTCGATATGTAGTACTCAAAAAGAAAAACAGCTTATTCAAAGGTAAAGAAATTGAATATGGTAAAGATTTAGTTGGGCTAACTAGAAAGATTGATATGTCAGAAATCAAAACAGCATTAATTGCTGTGGGACCTGAAAATGACAAAGGGAAGCGTTTAGAGCTAGTTGTGACAGATGACGAAGCGCAAAGTCAATTCAACTTACCTATGCGCTATATTTGGGGGATATATGAACCACAATCAGACGATCAAAATATGAATGAAACACGATTACGTTCTTTAGCCAAAACGGAGTTAAATAAACGCAAGTCAGCAGTCATGTCATATGAGATTACCTCTACTGATTTAGAAGCTACGTATCCGCATGAGATTATCTCAATCGGAGATACAGTCAGGGTGAAACACAGAGATTTTAACCCGCCATTGTATATAGAGGCAGAAGTTATTGCCGAAGAATATAACATAATTTCAGAAAATAGCACATATACATTCGGTCAACCTAAAGAGTTCAAAGAATCAGAATTACGAGAAGAGTTTAACAAACGATTGAACATAATACATCAAAAGTTAAACGATAATATTAGCAATATCAACACTATAGTTAAAGATGTTGTAGATGGTGAATTAGAATACTTTGAACGCAAAATACACAAAAGTGATACACCGCCAGAAAATCCAGTCAATGATATGCTTTGGTATGATACAAGTAACCCTGATGTTGCTGTCTTGCGTAGATATTGGAATGGTCGATGGATTGAAGCAACACCAAATGATGTTGAAAAATTAGGTGGTATAACAAGAGAGAAAGCGCTATTCAGTGAATTAAACAATATTTTTATTAATTTATCTATACAACACGCTAGTCTTTTGTCAGAAGCTACAGAATTACTGAATAGCGAGTACTTAGTAGATAATGATTTGAAAGCGGACTTACAAGCAAGTTTAGACGCTGTGATTGATGTTTATAATCAAATTAAAAATAATTTAGAATCTATGACACCCGAAACTGCAACGATTGGTCGGTTGGTAGATACACAAGCTTTATTTCTTGAGTATAGAAAGAAATTACAAGATGTTTATACAGATGTAGAAGATGTCAAAATCGCCATTTCAGATAGATTTAAATTATTACAGTCACAATACACTGATGAAAAATATAAAGAAGCGTTGGAAATAATAGCAACAAAATTTGGTTTAACGGTGAATGAAGATTTGCAGTTAGTTGGAGAACCTAATGTTGTTAAATCAGCTATTGAAGCAGCTAGAGAATCCACAAAAGAACAATTACGTGACTATGTAAAAACATCGGACTATAAAACAGACAAAGACGGTATTGTTGAACGTTTAGATACTGCTGAAGCTGAGAGAACGACTTTAAAAGGTGAAATCAAAGATAAAGTTACGTTAAACGAATATCGAAACGGATTGGAAGAACAAAAACAATATACTGACGACCAGTTAAGTGATTTGTCCAATAATCCTGAGATTAAAGCAAGTATTGAACAAGCAAATCAAGAAGCGCAAGAAGCTTTAAAATCATACATTGATGCTCAAGATGATCTTAAAGAGAAAGAATCGCAAGCGTATATTGATGGTAAAATTTCGGAAGAAGAGCAACGCGCTATACAAGACGCTCAAGCTAAACTTGAAGAGGCAAAACAAAACGCAGAACTAAAGGCTAGAAACGTTGAAAAGAAAGCTAATGCTTATACAGACAACAAGGTCAAAGAAAGCACAGATGCACAGAGAAAAACATTGACTCGCTATGGTTCTCAAATTATACAAAATGGTAAAGAAATCAAATCAAGAACTACTAAAGAAGAGTTTAATGCAACCAATCGTACACTTTCAAATATTTTAGCTGAGATTGTCCAAAACGTTACAGATGGAACAACAATCAGATATGATGATAATGGGGTGGCTCAAGCTTTAAATATAGGACCACAGGGAATTAGATTAAATGCTGATAAAATTGATATTAGCGGTAATAGAGAAATAAATCTTCTTATCCAAAATATGCGAGATAAAGTAGATAAAACCGATATTGTCAACAGTCTTAATTTATCAAGAGAGGGTCTTGATATCAATGTTAATAGAATTGGAATTAAAGGCGGTGACAATAACAGATATGTTCAAATACAGAATGATTCTATTGAACTAGGTGGTATTGTGCAACGTACTTGGAGAGGGAAACGTTCAACAGACGATATTTTTACGCGACTGAAAGACGGTCACCTAAGATTTAGGAATAACACCGCTGGCGGTTCACTTTATATGTCACATTTTGGTATTTCGACTTATATTGATGGTGAAGGTGAAGACGGTGGTTCATCTGGTACGATTCAATGGTGGGATAAAACTTACAGTGATAGTGGCATGAATGGGATAACAATCAATTCCTATGGTGGTGTCGTTGCACTAACGTCAGATAATAATCGGGTTGTTCTGGAGTCTTACGCTTCATCGAATATCAAAAGCAAACAGGCACCGGTGTATTTATATCCAAACACAGACAAAGTTCCTGGATTAAACCGATTTGCATTCACGCTGTCTAATGCAGATAATGCTTATTCGAGTGACGGTTATATTATGTTTGGTTCTGATGAGAACTATGATTACGGTGCTGGTATCAGGTTTTCTAAAGAAAGAAATAAAGGTCTTGTTCAAATTGTTAATGGACGATATGCAACAGGTGGAGATACAACAATCGAAGCAGGGTATGGCAAATTTAATATGCTGAAGCGACGTGATGGTAATAGGTATATTCATATACAGAGTACAGACCTACTGTCTGTAGGTTCAGATGATGCAGGAGATAGGATAGCTTCTAACTCAATTTATAGACGTACTTATTCGGCCGCAGCTAATTTGCATATCACTTCTGCTGGCACAATTGGGCGTTCGACATCAGCGCGTAAATACAAGTTATCTATCGAAAATCAATATAACGATATAGATGAACAGCTGGAACATTCAAAAGCTATTCTTAACTTACCTATTAGAACGTGGTTTGATAAAGCTGAGTCTGAAATTTTAGCTAGAGAGCTGAGAGAGGATAGAAAATTATCAGAAGACACCTATAAACTGGATAGATACGTAGGTTTGATTGCTGAAGAGGTGGAGAATTTAGGATTAAAAGAGTTTGTCACGTATGATGACAAAGGAGAAATTGAAGGTATAGCGTATGATCGTCTATGGATTCATCTTATCCCTGTTATCAAAGAACAACAACTAAGAATCAAGAAATTGGAGGAGTCAAAGAATGCAGGATAACAAACAAGGATTACAAGCTAATCCTGAATATACAATTCATTATTTATCACAGGAAATTATGAGGTTAACACAAGAAAACGCAATATTAAAAGCGTATATACAAGAAAATAAAGAAAATCAACAATGTGCTGAGGAAGAGTAATCCTTAGCACTATTTTTATACAAAAATTTAAGGAGGTCATTCAAGTATGGCAAAAGAAATTATCAACAATACAGAAAGGTTTATTTTAGTACAAATCGACAAAGAAGGTACAGAACGTGTAGTATATCAAGATTTCACAGGAAGTTTTACAACTTCTGAAATGGTTAACCATGCTCAAGATTTTAAATCTGAAGAAAACGCTAAGAAAATTGCGGAGACGTTAAATTTGTTATATCAATTAACTAACAAAAAACAACGTGTGAAAGTAGTTAAAGAAGTAGTTGAAAGATCAGATTTATCTCCAGAGGTAACAGTTAACACTGAAACAGTATGAAAAGCTATGAGTTAGATACTCATAATCTTTATTCTTTTAGAAAGCGGGTGTACTGAATTGGGGTGGTTCAAAAAACACGAACATGAATGGCGCATCAGAAGGTTAGAAGAGAATGATAAAACAATGCTCAGCACACTCAATGAAATTGAATTAGGTCAAAAAACCCAAGAGCAAGTTAACATTAAATTAGATAAAACCTTAGATGCTATTCAAAAAGAAAGAGAAATAGATGAAAAGAATAAGAAAGAAAATGATAAGAATATTCGTGATATGAAAATGTGGGTGCTTGGTTTAGTTGGGACAATATTTGGGTCGCTAATTATAGCATTATTACGTATGCTTATGGGTATATAAGAGAGGTGTTTACTATGCTTAAAGGAATTTTAGGTTACAGTTTCTGGACGTGTTTTTGGTTTGGTAAATGTAAGTAATTTTTAAAGGTCAGTGCTTTGACACTGGCTTTTTATTATTGTTGTGATTATGGTAATATACAAAAGTGAGCAAGTTGGATAGATGGTGGCTATCTGAGTATAAGGAGGTGGTGCCTATGGTGGCATTACTGAAATCTTTAGAAAGGAGACGCCTTTGTGGTATCTGTTGTTGATGCACTAAATTTAATGTTTAGTTTCGGTATGTTTATCGTTGCTTTACTTGGTTTAGTCATCGCAATCGTTAAATTAAACCATAAAAAATAACCATCACAACTTTGGACGGTTAATGGTTATTTTATAATAATTTCAAAACTGAGCCACCGTCTTTTTAACGGGCTCATTAAGGTAACATGTTTGCGCATGTTGCCTTTTTCTATATATAAATTAACACACCATAATATAAATATCAAATAGACGGCTTATTAGTCGTCTTTTTATTTTGGATAAAAGGAGATAAGAATATGATTAATTGGAAAATTAGAATGAAACAAAAATCGTTTTGGGTAGCGATATTGTCAGCTATCTTTTTATTTGCTCAAAACATCGCAAAAGCTATTGGGTATGATATTCAAGTTTATACAGAGCAATTAACAGACGGTTTAAACGCTATATTAGGGTTTTTAGTATTAACTGGTGTGATTCAAGACCCGACTACTAAAGGTATAGGTGATAGCCACCAAGCTTTAGAATATGAAGAACCAAGTAGAAAATACTAGGAGGTAAAATAATGAAAACATACAGTGAAGCAAGAGCAAGGTTACGTTGGTATCAAGGTAGGTATATTGATTTTGACGGTTGGTATGGTTACCAATGTGCAGATTTAGCAGTTGATTACATTTATTGGTTGTTAGAAATTAGAATGTGGGGAAATGCAAAAGATGCAATCAATAACGATTTTAAAAACATGGCAACAGTATATGAAAACACACCATCGTTTGTTCCACAAATAGGTGATGTGGCTGTATTTACCAAAGGAATATATAAACAATACGGTCATATTGGTTTAGTGTTTAATGGTGGTAATACAAATCAATTTTTAATTTTGGAACAGAACTATGACGGTAACGCAAATACGCCTGCAAAGTTACGTTGGGATAATTATTACGGCTGTACTCACTTTATTAGACCTAAGTATAAAAGTGAGGGCTTAATGAATAAGATCACAAATAAAGTTAAACCACCTGCTCAAAAAGCAGTCGGTAAATCTGCAAGTAAAATAACAGTTGGAAGTAAAGCGCCTTATAACCTTAAATGGTCAAAAGGTGCTTATTTTAATGCGAAAATCGACGGCTTAGGTGCTACTTCAGCCACTAGATACGGTGATAATCGTACTAACTATAGATTCGATGTTGGACAGGCTATATATGCGCCTGGAACATTAATATATGTGTTTGAAATTATAGATGGTTGGTGCCGTATTTACTGGAACAACCATAATGAGTGGGTATGGCATGAAAGATTGATTGTGAAAGAAGTTTATTGAAAACGCGCAGTTAATAAAAAGATAATAAATAGTTAATTTTATGTAATTTTCTTGTTTAACAGAAAAATCAAATATTTTAATGTATATTGAATTTAATATTCGTATAGGCTTTATAGTTAAAAAATTAACAAGCATTAAAAATACAATGTTTTTCAGGTATATTTCTATACAACTATAATGAACTTTTTTAATTATTGATCGTGTTTGAATGTTTTTTGGGTGTAACAATACTATTTTAGAGATTTATTAACCTTATTGAATTTTTAATAAATTTTTAATTATATAATTATGAATTATGTAATAGTATAAATTTGTATTAAAAATATAAAGAGAAAGAAAGTGAAACTATGTTTAAGAGAAAATTATTAGTTACAACTTTGTCGCTAGGTCTAATTGTCCCTATAGCTACACCATTTCAAGGCTCTAAGGCTACTACTAATGCAGAAGATATTGGCGACGATGCAGAAGTGATTAAACGTACGGAAGATGTAAGTAGTAGGAAATGGGGTGTAACACAAAATGTCCAATTTGATTTCGTAAAAGATAAAAAATATAACAAAGACGCATTAATTATTAAGATGCAAGGTTTTATCAATTCTAGGACAACTTTCAATGATGTTAAACAAAATAGAGCAAATAAAAGAATGGTTTGGCCATTTCAATATAATATCGGTCTTACATCAAAAGACCAAAATACGAGCTTAATCAATTATCTTCCTAAAAATAAAATAGAAACAGTTGATGTTGGTCAAACTTTAGGATATAACATTGGAGGTAAATTCCAGTCAGCACCATCTATAGGCGGAAATGGATCATTTAATTATTCTAAGAGTATTAAATATTCCCAAAAGAGTTATGTCAGCGAAGTTGAACAACAAAGCTCAAAAACTATTAAGTGGGGGGTTAAAGCAAATTCTTTTGTTATAGCAGGGCATCGATGGTCTGCTTACGATGAATTATTGTTTATAAGAAATACGACAAGAGGACCTAATGCTAGAGACTATTTTGTAGACGATAATGAATTGCCCCCTTTAATAACAAGTGGATTTAATCCGTCTTTTATCGCGACAGTATCTCACGAAAAAGATTCAGGCGATACGAGCGAATTTGAAATTACTTACGGTAGAAATATGGATGTTACCTATGCAACCTACCTTCCTAAACTTGGTCTTTATCCAGAAAGAAAACATAATGAATTTGTAAACAGAAACTTTGTGGTCAAATATGAAGTGAATTGGAAAACGTACGAAATTAAAGTAAAGGGGCACAACTAATATGAAATTTAAGAATATAGTCAAATCATCAGTCGCTACATCAATTACATTAATCATGCTATCAAATACAGTTGATGCAGCTCAACATATCACACCTGTCAGCGAGAAAAAAGTGGATGACAAAATCACTTTGTACAAAACGACTGCTACATCAGATTCTGACAAATTAAAAATTTCTCAAATTCTAACTTTTAATTTTATTAAAGACAAAAGTTATGATAAAGACACATTAATACTAAAAGCTGCCGGAAACATTTACTCAGGCTATACCCAACCCACTTCTGATAGTAGTATAAATTCACAATTTTATTGGGGAGCTAAGTATAATGTTTTTGTTAGCTCGGAGTCCAAAGATTCTGTAAATATTGTTGACTACGCGCCTAAAAATCAAAATGAAGAATTTCAAGTTCAACAAACATTAGGTTATTCATATGGCGGAGATATTAATATAATAAATGGATTAACTGGTGGATTGAATGGGTCAAAATCATTTTCAGAAACGATTAATTATAAGCAAGAAAGCTACAGAACTACGATTGATAGGAAAACAAATCATAAATCAATCGGCTGGGGTGTCGAGGCACATAAAATCATGAATAATGGTTGGGGACCATATGGCAGAGATAGTAGTGATTCATTATATGGAAACGAACTATTTTTAGGTGGCAGACAGAGTAGCTCGAATGCTAATCAAAATTTCTTACCAACACATCAAATGCCCATATTAGCACGTGGTAATTTCAATCCAGAATTTATAAGCGTACTTTCTCACAAACAAAAGGATGTTAAAAAATCTAAAATTAAAGTGACTTATCAAAGAGAAATGGATCGGTATGAAAATTTTTGGAACAACTTGCACTGGATAGGTTATAATATTAAGAATCAAAAGAGAGCAACACACACATCAATTTATGAAATTGATTGGGAAAAACACACGGTTAAATTAGTAGCTTCGCAATCTAGCGAATAA